TTTTTTTACCCCCAATCCTCTTAATCAAATTACTACCCACTTTCAATAAAACCTCCTGGATTAAAATCTCACCTATTTTTCCCAATGTCTTTAAAAAACGTCTATCTTTTTTTGGTTTCTCAATCATAATACTATACCCATTGTGTTATAAATATCTAAGATTTGTTCCTCTTCGTCACCGTAACAAGTAGCCTCAGGGCAACCAATGGCACTGGGAATAAACGCTGTTAAAGGTGTTGAATAATTGCAAAGGAAATCTTTAATCCTCTTCTTTTTTACGTCTAACCTTTGTAATAAGGTGTCTTGATAAAATTTTAAACCATCAACTCCGACATTTTGCCCATACTCATTATCTAAGGTATATAAACCATTTGAACCAAGCTGCATGACCATGTAAGGCGAAGCTTCATATAAGACCGCATTGGCACAAAATGATTTTAATTGTTTGTCCCATATATCCTGGTAAGCCGTTGATGTAAAAGCCGTTGTATTTCCTTTATCTGCAACCATTGAATCATATAAGGTTAAGCCAATGGCTGGGACAATCCAACGGAACTCCGCATCTTGAATATGCGGACTGATAAGCGTTTTATCAAGTCTTATATCTGCTGGCGTTGGACGTGCAACCCCTCCAGTTATTACTTCACTCGGTTGTATTAATTGGCTCATTGATTGGGGTTGTTTGTTCTATTTGTAAGGGTGCGTACCCTAATATTTCTCTTTTTTCATTTAACGAAAGGTTTTCTTCCACCTTTAATTCACCCATGAAAGAAACGGGTAATGTATTTGAAATACCAAACGATACGTCTGTGAATGCTGGATTATAAAGCCCAATTTCTTTTAAGAAAGGGTTAATAATCTTTGAAAGCATCAAGTTTTGGCGTGGCTTAATAACCGTATTTTGCAAATATTCCATTTCCTGCCTTATCTGTTGATTGCTTCCAAGTTGCCCGGAAGTTGCAAAGCCCGCTAAGGATTTACTCCAACGATTTGCCACAACAATGGCTGAGGCTGCAAGGTTTTGCAAGTTTAAAAATTCACCTTCATTTTCTTTTGACGTGGGAATAAAATTTGCCTTTAATTTTTCATCTCTAAGAACCTGAACAAATAATTTGTGATTATTTCCCATTCCTGTAAACTTTGCCTCAATACCTTCAACAAGGCTTTTAGCCTCAGCTGATGTCATTGACCCAAAGAATTGTAAAATACCTGAAGGCATAAAGCCATTTTCAAACTTGCTCGTATTAAATCGCTGAATCCTATATTCAATCTCTGCCCACATTTTGGCGCCAATCCACTCAGGTAAACCAAAGTAGAAATAACCAGCCGCGTATTGCTTAACATGAATAATTGACCGTTCCGTTCCGTCTTCTAATTTCTTAAACTCTGGATAAATTGGTATTTCCCTAAATCCTTCCCTTTCGTAATAAGTGCCCTCAGTCGTTAATGGCACTTCTTCCCAGTTATCGTAAATGCCAACGGAACGGATAATCTGATCCGCTTCCGCTTTTCGTATGCCAATATTGTAAACAGGGACATGGTAAATATAAGTGAATGGCTCATTACCAATTTTACCGCGTACAATTTCTGCAAAGCAATTTCCAAAAGCATCGTAATCAAAAGTCAATGAACCAAGAACTTCTTGCAAGTTTTGTGAATGTAGATTAACCTGCCCAATAACTTCCTCAATCGTATTTAAAGAATCGTCCGTTATTACCTCACCTTTCATTGACGTTGTAAGCAAGGTGTTAGATTTTCCTTTCATAGGAATAAACCCGTCACCGACAACCATGTTTACTTTGTCTTCAATAATTCGCCTAAGTGTTGGGGAATTGTTTACAATGGCAATAAGACTTTTTAAAAAGTCGTCTTTTTGAGTAAAGAATCTAACCCATTTAGCTCCTGTAAAATCAAGTCTTTCTCGGGACGGTTCATTAAAAATATCTTCTGCCACTAACATAGTGTTAGAAGTATCTAATGTAACCGAAGCCAATAAAGGACTATTATTTCTTTTTAAATTTCTATTAGCCCTGTTTGGCGTCGCTTGAATCGTCTTCTTTATTTGGCTCATAGGTTTTTTTCTCAGGCGTAAAAATAACATGTTGGCTAACAGATTTGGGGTTGGCATTATACCAACCCCTTAATTCTGCCTGTGTAAAATTTCCGATAGCCTTCTTTAGTATTCCCGCTTTTCCCGTTGGGTCATTGCCAACGTAAATCATTAGCTTACTTTTTTCGCGAACTATCATAATTTATATTTTAATCAAGTGCAGCCATTACGGTCGCTCCATTAACGATAAACCTTGCTTTTTCAGTCGTTCTGCAAGTTAGAGTCAATGTCTCTTGATTTGAATCAGTAAACAAAGCACCTGATAAACCTTCAGCACTTGTTAACCTTACAGGTCTCTTTTTTGCTCCAATAACCTCTGCGCCCCAAATCCAATATAGCCCTGTATTTTCAACGTGAACACAAACTAAGCCGCAAGCCTGTCCTGACATATCTTGAATTAAGTTTCTTAATTCTTGGTCACGACAGTTTATAATACCTATCAAACTTTGCTCCACTGCAACCGACAAAGTGTCTGGGTCTTGCGTCACGGTTTCCGTAAATGCCCCTGAATTTTCCCTAAATTCAACCTCGTAAAATACCGCAGCCGATGAAACCATTGTTATTGCCGTGGTTGCTCCCGATGCATTGTTAGTAATACTTGTTACCTGGTTAGCATTAGCAATGTAAAATTTACCAATACCACCCGCGCAAGTTCCATCCGTACATTGATTGAGCCAACCGCTTGTTATACTACTCATATTTTTAGTTTAGTAGCCTAAGCTGATTAAAGAAGGGTGAATATAATTAACACCCATTTTGAAACGAGCCTTAATATATACCTTTTCGTCTTTCTGGTCATACCAAAGTTCTAAAGCCGTCTCAGGGCTTAACACGTCGGTTGCAAGTACCTTGTTTTGTGGGGTTGTATATTCCACATAATGAGGCTTTGTAGTTCCCAAAGATGTCGCAATATCGTCCCAACGAAATTGAGGTATAACAGTCACACCACGGAAGGTAAATTGTTCAACTCCGTTAATCAACTGCAATAAACCGTAATCACCACCACCGCCGTTCTCGATGTCTTCACGAAGTTGTGAATAAACACTTTGCGTAACATTAAACACTTTTTGGTTAGCAGGCAAACCTTTTAACTGTAATGGCGCCTGGTCATAAACATCTCTAAGGATTGCAAAACCGTCACCAGCTGCAAGGTTTGTACCTGAGCCCGTGTTAGCACGTGGTACTAAATCGTCTGCAACTAACTGAGGATAGTAAACAGTCCAAAATCCGTCTAATGAATCAAAGTTAGGATTATTGGAAGACTGGTCACCAAAGTACGAAAGACGGGTAATGTCATTTCTTATTGCCTGCTGAACACGAGTCAATAAAATATTTTCAATCAAAGTTCCAGAAATATCGGGAAGCCTTGTACCTGTTTTCAATAACTCTTCGAAAACTGTGTCCTCAAATTCATCCCAGCACATTTCTAAATCAACCTTCATTTTTTCAACGTCGATTGTACGCTGATAAATGTCAGCCGAGCCGACTGGATTAAATCCGCAACCTGAATATTTTCTAACAATATTCTCAAGTTGCTGAACGAAAACCATTTTCTTTTTATTCGCGACGTTTCCAAGTACACGGAATTGACCGCGTAAATCATCATCGAAAAAGACTGGTTCTAAAAATATGTTATTTGCCTCCGTACCTCTAAATGATACGTCTAATTGGCTTATTTCAACTGATGCCATTTGTTTTTAATTTTAAAGATTAGGATAAGAAATTGTCGCCGAAGTGTTGGTCATTACCAATGAATCTTCAATAACAAATGAAAATTCTGTTTTTGCTCCCGCCGTTGTTGCCGTGCCAAATAAAACCTTCCAATCATTACCTTTTACTAATGCTGAGGTATTTATTTGTAAGATTGCCGTTGGCGCTGAAGATTGCCAGTTAGAATAAGCCTCGTTACCTGATTCGTCAATTACGTTAACCTTGTAAAAATCCGATGCACTTGTTACACCCGTCAAAGGTGCAAAGTTCAAACGAACTCCCGCGCTTGATGTTCCATAAGTAAACGATACTGGAATCCTTGTTGTAAAGGTATCAATACCGTATAATTGCTCCGCGTTTATTCCCTGAGCATTTGCATACGGGTTTGTGCGATTAAGACTTTTTTGACCTACATAAGTATTTGAATCAAGAAAGCCATTTACATTTGCTGTTGACATTATCTTTGTGAAATTTTAGATTGAACTAATGAAGCAAAAGCATCAAAGTGATTTGCCTTTGCTTTTGTTTCTTTTACCTTTTCATGTGCTGAACCACCAGAAGGAAGTCCAACGCCTTTTTTTACTTGCGCCCTTAGTGCTACAAGTTCATTTCCCAATGTTTCAAGAACGCTTTCAATTTCATTAATTGAGTTCTTTTGTTCGTCGCTCTTTTTGTACATTGATTCCATTTCCTCCTTTTGCTTAGTATGGATTGCGTCCATTTCCTCAGGACTCATTACAAAGTATCCTAAATCTTTAAGCATTGTAATAGCCATTTCAACGTCATCGTTTTTTAACCCTTCGGTTATTACCTCTTCTTCTGTCATAACATTTTCGACTTTTTCATCGACGGCGTTAAGCAGATTTTTAATTTTTTCTAAAATGGAATTACCCATGTCATCGTCTTTTTTGTTGTTGATTAATAATGCAGCTGGGACATTTAGAAATTTGCTTAGGCTATTTTGCAACGGTAATAAATCAATATTTTTTTCGCCAACTTTTACAATTTCATCAATAAATCCAAACTCTAAAGCTTCCTGAGCGGTCATCCATGTTTCGGCCGCCATCATTTTTGTGATATTTTCGTTAAGGTTATTTTGGTATCCTTTACGCTTATAAACCGAAGCGGTATAAATATCAAGTAACTTTGCTTCCATCTTATCCAATAATTCAGCTGTTGCCTCAAGTTCGTCGGCGTTACCCATTGTATAACTCCAAGGTCTATGAATCATTAAAAAAGCGTTCTCAGTCATTTTCACTTTATCCGCGGACAAAAGTACAACCGTTGCAATGCTTGCTACCAAGCCGATTCCCGTTGCCGTTGTTTCATTTGGGTAGTTAGCAATTAAATCAGCGATTCCCATTCCTTCAGTGACTGAGCCACCGCCAGACGAAATAACCAAGTTAATTTCCTCACCCTTTGCGTCGTTAATTTTACTTCTTACCGAATTATAAGAATTAACAGATTCCGAAATTTCCCCTAAAATATCAATATTAAATTTTGCCATCGCTTTGCTTTCCTTTTCCCTTTCAATCTTTTTAAACTTTGCCTCAACCCAAACCTTCATAGCACTTCCGCCCCAGGCATCATACATGATTGAGCCGCAAATTTCATTACCATCTTCGTCAAAGTATTTCCCCTGGTCATAAGTTTCCGCGCGTGAAAGAAAACTGTATGTTCTTTGTACAGTATCCTCCGATAAACCTTCGCCGTTTGCGATTTGATTTGCCCTTAACCAGCCGACCCGAGTACCGCAAGATGAACCATTGTCCTTCTTATGATTTAACGCTTTCCTTGCGTTATTCTTTGCCGTGTCTGGATAATCAGCGTATGTCATGCAGTAAATTTATTTATTATTATTTTTCTTATTCCTTTTTTTGCTGATTCCATAGCCAAAGGACTCAGGATGTTGTATCATGTTATACACGGTTTTTTCACTTAACCCCGTTTGTATGCTAATATCTAAAATGGCATTCATTTTACTTTCATTTTCAAATAAGGCAGCTGGATATAATTCCATTACCATAAATTTCGCAATGGTTAAATCCTTAATAACATTGGTTTGATAAAGGAAATCAATAAGTGTATAAAAGTCTGGTCTTATCTTATCTTTTTCGCATAACGCCTTAAATTTATCCAATATGCTTTCTTGAAATTCAATTAATAATTCCTTATCAATATTATTTTTCTCATTGTTCATCGCGCCAAAATTGTACTATTTGCCTCATTTTACCAACCACCTTTGTCCGACAGGCTGGACAGTTTCTTCTTTCAGGTTCATAGTTGTTTACAAAGTTGTTATAAATATGAAATAAATAGTCCATATCCGACGGGTCAATAGATAAAACCCTGTAAGTCCTGTCAACCGTTGCCATGACTTGCGTTTTATATTCATCGGGAATACGCGATGCAAGTTCACCCCAAATACTATTTCCTTTCATACAGTTGCACATTTATAAAGTTGCTTTTACTTTTAGTTTATTACCCTCAGCCAAATCTCTTGCAATATCGTCCGAAACGACGTAGGCTTGAAGCCTGTCAATTCTATTATTTATTGCGTCGGTCTTT